CTTCTTTTGCGCCCAGTTCTTGAAGAATAGACCAAGACACTGCCGCAAGATGGTGCATCCGCCCCGAAGGGGCGATATTGCGCAACAACCTAGATGGCACACGCCCGTTTACAACTCCCTTTAAATCTTTGGGGAGAATAAGTTTACCAATAGGTAATTTCATAATGATTATGGTTTACGACCAAACGCCTTATCGTTCGGATTAGCCCAACGAATAATTGGCGGCAAAGCAGCCGCCAACAACGCCTTCAATAAGTCCGATGGGTCATAATTGCCTGTAGCAAGGACAGCAAGAACTGCCGCTAGACAACTACGCAAATATGAATGGAACATTGCTTTTTGCTGTTTACTCAGTTTCATTGTTTGTCCTTTGCTAGTAGCGGTATAAGCCACCTTGTTAGATGGCGACCCACACTAATTCTTCTTCGTTCCACGAGTATTGTTCACCGTCTGTTGGCATTGGTGTTGGCGGTTGCCAATCATGGTTCTCGTCAAGTGTCCACGAAGGGTACGGTTGTGGTGCTACGAACACATCAGCAATCGGGTCATAGTCGTAACCTACGCCTGCGTATTGTTTGCGCATAGAGTTCGTGTACGAGGTTTGTTTCCACATTGTATGTCCGAACGTTTGTGTCAGGAACGCTACGCCTGATTCTTCTTCGTTTGTTGGGTCTATTGCGTTGTTGGCTACAACTAATACTTCTAATACTTTGTTGTTGCCGTCAAGTTTTGCGAAATGTGCCATAAGTTTTTCTCCTAGAATGTTATTGTTCCGCTACCCGTGAACGAGTAGATTCTGTATCCGCCCGTTGTTGTTACTGTGGGGGAACCTGTTGTGGCTTGGGCTAAAGCGTATGAGTCTGGGTATCTTAGGATAACAATTCCGCTACCGCCTGCTGCGCCTTGTCCGCCATATGGTGAACCACCACCACCACCGCCGCCCGTATTTACTGTACCAGCAGTACCATTTGCGCCATTTGATTTAGCAGCACCAGCACCACCGCCATTTGAAGCCGTGCCACCCCAACAACCACCACCGCCGCCACCACGACTTACAGAAGAACCAGTAATGCTTGAAGAAAGACCCACGCCACCCGAACCACCTTGACTACCAGCAGCACCATTGCCACCAACTCCGCCAGCACCACCGCCACCGCCACCTTGGTCGGGTGAAGCACCATCACCACCAGCAAATCCTTGGGTTGGACTTACAGCAGCAGCACCAGTTGTACTCTTTGCGCCACCACCACCACCAGAGCCACCAGTAGCAGGACCACCGCCAAAACTACCATTAGAACCACCCTTGCCGCCGCCAGTTGAAGTAACTGTGCTAAATACACTATCGTTACCGTTAGTATTTTTTGCCCCACCACTACCAACAGTCACCGTATAATTAACATTAGGGGAAATAGATGCTGTTGCTTCAGCACTGCCACCGCCACCCGTAGTTTCGCCAGACACACTATTGCGATAACCGCCAGCACCACCACCGCCACCATCGTCATCAAATCCGCCACCACCACCTGCAACAACTAAGTATTCAACCGTAGGAGTAACACCCAAAGTCGTAGCAGAAACCACAACCTGCGAAGAAACATAACCCAAAGAACGGCGAGAACGGTCAGAGAAAGCAGACATTAAAAAGTAATCGTTCCCGAACCAGTAAAACTATAAATCCGATACCCGCCCGAAGTTGTCACAGTAGGTGAACCTGTCGTGGTTGCTTCCCGTGCAGTAGACACTGTTCGCAAAATAACAATACCTGAACCACCAGTTCCATAGCCGCTTGCAGCATAGTCTCCTGCACCTCCACCACCACCGCCAGTATTTGCTGTGCCATTTGTTGCTGGTGGTGATGCTGAATTACCGACACCACCACGACCTCCACCACCAGCGCCACCAGAACCACCTGCATAACCAGTTTCTCCACCGCCGCCTCCACCGCCACCATAAGTCACGCTTGCACCAGTTATGGAAACAGCAATACCAGCACCGCCATCTCCGCCAACTGTGCCAACTGTGCCATTCGCACCAACAGCCCCAGCACCGCCACCACCGCCAGCACCGCCGCCTGTACCATTTGTTCCAACACCGTTACCGCCAGCGAAACCTTGATTGGCTGTTCCAGCACCACCATTTGTAGCATTTTGCCCTTGACCGCCACCACCTGAACCACCTGATGCGCCAGCAGCACCCGCTATTGAACGACCACCACCAGTTGAAGTGATTGTGGAAAAAACAGAATTTGAACCATTAGCGTCAGTACCACCACCAGCACCAACAGTTACGGTGTAACTTGTGCCAGGCACAAGAGATAACGGTGCTTCAAGTGCGCCACCGCCACCTGTTGCGGTTACTGTGCTACGAACACCACCAGCGCCACCGCCACCTGTTGAATTGATACCACCACCTACTCCAGTTCCAGCACCACCAGCGACTACAAGATAATCAACTACAACCTCATTGGCGGGTGTTGGCAGAACGGTGTAAGCCGAAACATATCCACCGTCACGGCGAGAACCCATAAACTAGCCCAGTAACGCTTGTGCTTCGTCTGCTGTCAAACCAAGTTTATCTAACACCGCTTGTCGGGCAGCCTGCTTCGCTGCTTGTGTTGCCGCCCGTTCTTCGTCTGCGGCTATTTGTGCGTCAATCGCTGCGGCTTCCTCTGCTGTAGCGTCACGAACTAAATCATCTATCTGAATTTTGTATGTCATAAAAACCTAACTGTTTAGATATCCGTAAACTTTGATAGTGCCACCCGTAATAGTGTGTCCGCTTTGTGTGTTGAAAGTTATGCCTGTAAATGATGTTGCGCTGTCTTGAAAACCGCCGCCTTGCCATCTGTTGCCAGCGGTTGCCATTGTTTGCGCTGTGAAAAAATAATTTGTGCGACTAGTCAAAAACGGTTGATACAAGTCAATCATTCCGTTGATACCGTTTGCAGAATAAGCCCAAACCGTACCCGAACTTGCACCATTACTGATACCAGTATTTGTAAGAGTACCGCCATTGTTGATTGCTTGAAAATTAAAACCTGAATAATAACCTGAAGTCGTTGAACCTAAAACAAAAGAACCGTCGCTTGTTGCTGACGCTGCACCGCCACTCAAAATAATTTTATAGTTATCGTAAGTAGAACTAAACACGCTAGTTAAAGCGACGCTTGTAACTCCAGAGCCAATAGTTGTAGAACTAATCAGAACTAGCGCAGAGTTGATACCTGTCGGAACTGCTTGAACAATTTGGCTAGAAGTATAAGCCATAACTAAACCGTAATTCTATTTACATACCCGTGAATACAAATCACATCTGCTGTCCCCGCAAAAGCACGAACAACTTTTGCTGTAGCGTTACCTTGCAACAACAATCCTGGGATTACTGTTACAAGACCAGCCTCAGGCAAAACAGTTACTTCAATGTTGCCGTCTGGTGCAGTTGCTTCGCCCCATTCAATCGTCAATTTGACCGATGAAGTAGAAGTGTTTACTGCATACAACCAAATTTCATCAATCGTGGTTGTAGTCGTAGATGCTGTATGAATTGCCGTACCCGCAGTTGCAGTTGCGGCAACCTTGATTGCAAGACCTGTGCCTGTTGAGCCTGCTGGCTGTAATGCTAATTTTGTGAATGTTGCCATTTGTTATCTCCTAATAAGTAGTTAAATCGTTCCCTACGAGAATACTGCACCCTCAACAGGGTTATAAGCCGCCACAGGTGCGCTATTGACCCATGCTGAACCGCTGTACGACAACAACTGTCCGCTAGAAGCGGACGTTATTGTAACATCATCCAAACCATCCAAAGTGGTAACTCCAGCGGGGACAAGACTGTTAATATAACTAGCGACATCCGAAGCAGTAATTTTTTTACTAACAGGAGTGCCGTCAACACTATCAACAACAACAAAAAGGTCACCCGAAGCCAACTCAGCCAAGGCATCTAGTTGTGTTATCTTCTTATCAGCCATTGCCAATCTCCATCAAAATAAAACCACCGTCTTCTAATAGTAAATCTGTTCCATCTTCCTGTTCCAAATTAGAAACAACAAAATCGCCATCCGACCAAAAAGTATTAGCAACATCACCCCAAGTAGAACCAGCAGCCCCAGCATCCTTATAGTATTGATACTGTAAACTTCCACGATACTGCAACCCAACCGTAGACCAATGAGTATACAACAAATCCGCTAAAGTATCTCCAGCCTCAGGATACATAGCCATCAACGCTACATACATTTGGTCGTTAGTTTGAGCCATAACCAACTGTCTTTGCTGAATCCAAACGCAATTGCTGCTCACTGGCGGCGGAAGCCGCAATCAACTCAGCCAACTGCGCATCCGACAACTCCGAAACCTTACCAGAATGCTCAACCTGCAACTGAACAGGCGCAAGCCGCCCAGTAGCCTGAAGATACAACTTGGCACTATTATTATCACCATCCAAAGCACGTTGAAACAAATTATCCAACAACTGCTGAGTCCGCTCAGGACTCCCCTGAGATTCAGCAACACGCCTCTCCCAAGCAGCCTTAAACGCAGGCTTCTTCTTCCACCTACGCAACGTAGACTCATCAATGCCCTCAGCGTGAGCATACTTCTCTTGGGATGACGGGACACGAGCGACACTAGGTGTGCATAGCCAGTCTAAAAATTTTTGTTGTCGGGCATCCAATAATTCCGTCATCATAATAGAATTACCTGTTCCTAATTGTTACGGGAATGTTAAATCTTTGTGACATTTGTGTAAGATTTCTGTGACAATCATGTAACATTTC